CTTAAAACTAAAACTCGGATAGTGATAACCTATCGTATTGTTTGGTCCTTTGTAAATACAAACCATTTCATCCTGTATTTTAGTGCGTTTAGCCAACTGACAAGTTACAAAATCAGGACTAGCCAAACCAGCTACAATTGCAGATGCAATTAACATCATGTATCTACCCCAACTTTACGACAAGTGAATTGCCCTGAAGCGGGTATTCCTGACATAATTATTATGTTTTCTACAACAGAACTGCCTTTTTGCATACCTTCAATTAAACATTCGCCTTTTGTTTCAAAGCGTTGATTGTTTTCCAACATAAATGAATCACCGTTTATAAAAACAATAAGAAAATATAGAACCCAGCTATCCATTACTGGGTGGCTAGTACAATTAGATACATGCCGCCACCAAGCACACTAATTATGCCTAAAGACAGTCCAGCTATGGCTGCATTGTTTGCCAGTTGTCGTTTAGCTTCCATAGCTGCATATATGGTATCCTCCCGTTCTTTTCGTATTTGTCTACGCATACCTAGCATTTCGTCGTAAGTACCTAATCCAAAACGATAATCTAACATAAATTTAATTTCTTTTTCCTTTTCAATTAATGTTTTCTTGCGGACAATAATGTCCATTGCTTCCTTTTCTATGTTTTCAGTGCCATGTGTTTTTTTGTCTAGCCAAGTGGGGTTTTTACGTTGGGACTCAGCGCGTGTAATATCTGCGACTGCGCCATACCACGTTCCTAACTGCTTGCTAACATCTTGAATCTCACGACCCGCGCCAACCAACATTTTAACGCCCTTAAAGGCGGCGTTAGCTGTGGCAAATGCTGTTACAGGGTCTATCATTGCAAAACAAAGCTCCTAACCCATTTTTATAAGTATGGTCACAAGCATTAACATGATAGCGCCTGACGCTGCCATTAGCGTTGTTTCAAGTCTCTTAACCCGAACAAATAATTCTTTAAACTGGATTCTGACTTCTGTTTGCAGCGCAACCATATCTTTTTCCAACTTGTCTATTCTGCTATGTGCAGATTGTAATGTTCGTTCATCTGTCATGCTGTCACCGTTACCGTACCAACTTGCCCCGTTCCCAATACACCAGCAGCATAAGGCTGATGAGCAACAGGAACCCTTAAAACACCATCTACAACAAAAACAGTGCCATCTTCTAAACCCGAATCATTGTTTGGCAAGTTCGTAAAAACTTGTGTGGTATTTCTACCAGCGCCGGGATTTTGCATTTGCTGAATATACAGAGCAAATGAACGTACCAAGCTATCCATATAAGCTATAGAATACTCAGGTGGAGGCTTACCAAAGAAAGGTTTGGCTAAATTTCTTGACATTTATCTTCTGCCATCTGGTCTTATTTCAACACGCGGCGTTCCTAGTCTCCATGTTTCACCTAAATTTGACGATTGTATTTTAAACGCAAAACTTCGTCCACGTATTCTAACGTAAAGCTGATCTGTGAACTCTTCCACAGTGGTAGAAACTTCTTTAGTTACGTTTTTACTGTTGGACTGCAGATACGGACCACCGGGAAAGTTTCTAGCTTGTACTGTCATAACGGCTGTTGGCGTAGCTTCACTAGAATTTCTAAACGTTAAGTCTGGTATGATCTTGCTGATAAATACAAACTTGTCGCCCTCACCTATAGTCATTTGACTGCTTTCAATGTGTGAAATAATTGGACTAACAGGATTAGTGCTACCATCATCAAACCCGAACTCATGTGTATAAAGGTAGTTATCACTGCCAGCGGCTGTTGGGTTAGAATCAATACCTCTATCCTGCCAAAATGTTCGGCTTAGATTTCCAAAATACCAAATGTTTTGACCATAATTATATACAACATATCTGTCGTTATCTGAACTTGTTGATGAAGGATAAAACCACCAAACTTCTGTAAAGGCAGTATTTGATCCTGCACAAACCTTTTCACGTTGAGCATCATTAAAATCATTAAACACGTAATCTTTTACAGAACATGGAATTACTTTAACCCCACCATCATAAACATAAAACTCTGATAGCCCCATCCAAAACACTGAATCCTCAATGCTAACAGTTGAGAAAGACCCCGCAACAGTAATATTGTTTGAAACCATATTCACGCCATAAGTAAGTGGCGGTCCTAAAAACTGCAGGGAATAAACAGACGTATCTGTTAAAACAATAATTTGTTGTTTTGTTTCAACGGCAGTTACTATTTCAGAGCCAGAACCTAGCACTAAATCTCCCGCAGAGTTTGTTTCTTCTGTTTTCCAAACAATTAGACTTTCAGCCCTACTGTTTACAACAGAGCTAAATCTAATTAGCATTGGGTCTTGAGTCCCAATATTTGTTTCTGGATCACACCCAAATACTATTGTGTGCGCAGCTTGATCTGAAACCATAACTTGCTTTGCCACAGTTGGCGCGAAGCCATCTGTGCCTGCCAAACTAGATAAAGGGACCGCTCTTGATGTAAGGCCAGAATCATAATCCCAATAATAAATATTTCCATTATTTGCGTTTATAAGAAGACTTTGACCAAAGTTGTCTTGCGTCCAACTTCCCAACGCCTGTCCCGCAGCACTAATACTAGCAGATGAATCCCAAGTTCCGCGACTCCAACTACCCGCCCCCCAGCCAGTACCAAATACAGAAGTGTCCAGACCAGCGGTTAAAAGATATGTTGCGGTTACAGTTCCACCGCCGTTTGTATCTGAAGATGTAGAGTAAACGTTTGTAGGGTTTAAGCCGCCAGAAACAGTAATAGATTGTATTGTGGATACTGTTCTGGCCTCAACTTGGTAGTTGCTGCCATCTATAACCGCCGTTATTTCATATTCTTGATTTAAAACATTGGCTACAATATTGCCGCCTAAAGAAGTTGCGTTGGAAAATATTACAAAATCTCCGGGTGAAGCCAAGTGATCTGCATCTGTGACTTTAAACGTACAGCTAGAAACAGATGCGTTACCCGCATGCGTTGCTGCTGTGGTCCCATCTTGCCCCCTAGAGCAGCCTGTAAGAGTGTCAGCGGACGTTCCTGTATAGGTTATAACTTCGGAACCTATTTTAATTCTTCCAGAAGGCGCAAATGCTGTTGCTGCTGAATTGCTTGTAAGACGAATAACTGTATCAGTTGGTAAAACTTGTGTGTTATGAAGCGTTGTGCTTCTAGCAGTAAACGGGTTTGTAAGCGTATCTGTTCTGTCTATAGGTGTAATGTCATGGAATGTTTCACCGTTATTTATGTAAAACTTTCTGTTGGTTCCTATGCCTAATAATTTAGTGCCATCAAGTGCGACCCAAGAATGCAAAGACCTACACGTTCCTATAAACGCTTCGTTTGACCTTTTTACCCAACCACCAATTTTTTCTGGAAAACCAGCGCGAAAACGCACTTTATCACCATCGAACCAACCACCTTCATTGCTGTAAGATGTAGTTTCTTTATTGACTCCTGACCTAAATTTTAGCTTGCTTAACGCCATAGAACACCTTCGATTTAGCCAGTTCTTTCAGGCACTTTACAATATTTAATACCATCTGGCTACACGGTATCTATCAGCTAGGCTCAACGGGCCATGTTACGTTTGTAGGAAACCCAGATTGTGCGGGTACGTCACGCAGTGCTTGTCTGTACGTGCGCCAATCATCAGGTATATAGTCAGGCCAAACCTTGCTGTCAGATTCTATTAGTAGTTCGTCACGCTGCGCCCGTACTTGAGTTGCGCTTGCAGCCACTGGGTCAGATTGAAAGTTAGGCCAGTTTGACATGTCTTCTGCATCATCAAACACTGCGCCATCGCCTGTCGTTTTGTTGTACCAAACCTTAGACATGATAAACCCTCACATTTCCTGCTGCACCTGTGCCACCAGCATTGCTGGAGTTTGTTGACCCACCACCGCCACCTCCCGGCGCAGACCCGTCTGTTCCTGTTGATGCCACTGCACCACCTGCCCCAGAAAACTCACTGGTTCCCGGAGAAGAAATAATAGTACCCGTGCCTTTATATGCACCTCCATTACCTCCCCCAAACAAACTATGCTCAACACTACGATTAGTTCCTTGGTAGGTTTTTCCAGCGGCATAGTATACATTAACAACCCCACTTGGCAAAACGGAGGAGCTACTAAAAATACTCCCCGACTGGGTTGTTGCAACTAACGTAAAATCATCACCAGCGGTATCAATAACGTCTGTAGAACCCGAAGTTATTTCAAAGACTCTATCTGATGTAGTGTTTGAAGCACCTGCAGTTGAAAATACTAAACTTCCATTTGCTGATGTAAGGGTAAATGTTGAAGCATTTGGAGTGGTGCCGTTATAATTGTTAGTGCCGCCAGCATTCCCGGCTTTAGCGGCCCCAATAACATACGCTCCACCATTAAATACGCTGGCTTTACCGTAGAGAAGTGTTGCAGCCCCTCCATCCCCCCCATTACTATCGGCGCTATCTTTGCTGCCGCCCCCGCCACCAGAGCCTAGCAAATAAATCCAAACATAATCATCGTCAGCCAAAGACCCTTTGCTCCATGTACCTGACGAAGTGTAAGTGTTTGTTGGCGATGACCAATCTGTCGGAAACACAACTGCCGATGCACCAGATGCAGCCCAAGATAGGTCGTTAGCACCTGCGGTTAAAACATAGCCTGACGTACCTTTAGCCAACGCTGCAGCCACACCTGATGAGTTGCCTACTTGTATAGCACCCCTAGCCAACGCGCCCGTTACACTACCAGCAACAGAAAGATTTGTACTACCGTCCGATACCGTAGCTACCGTAGCGTTAGCACCGTTTTTAATTACAACGTCTGTGCTGCTACCATCGCCCTTTAGGATAAGGCCGTCAGCCGTGGTGTTGGTAATCGAACCCGTCGAGAACCCTGCTAAATCTCTGGCTTTGGTCATAGTTATTCTCCGTTAGGGTCTAGCGGTACAAATGTTGGGTCAATTAAGTTTGCAGGATAATTTTCATTAGAGGGTAAATCACGCAAAGCCTGTCGATATGTTGCCCAATTCGTAGACATTGTTGGCGTATCGCCTAAAGCCATAAAATCACTTTCACACAACTTCAAGTTACGCCAAACCACAAAAGCTGCTTGTAATGTGCTGTATTCAGGGTGTCTTGGATGCCAATCCCAAAAAGGAACTAGTGTTTCTGGTACATACATATCTTATCCCCCATTACCATCAGCGGTTACAAATACTTTAGTTGCAGATAGGGCATACCCCAACCGCTTGCCCCCTCCAAATTGACTTTCACCCACATTAAGACTGCTAAATCCAGAAACCACACTGCCAGCCTGTGCAACCGTTATAGTGGCTCCACTTGATGCGCTTGAAGAACTATCATGTATGCCAATAGGATTTAATCCGCTGCCGTTGTTTGCTACATTGATAGTCTGAGCAACTATCTGAGTATCCTGTGCAGAGTTGATGAACTTATTCGTGCCTAGTGTAAACAAAAAGTTTCTTCCAGTGTCATATGTTACAAAATCTCCCCCTTGAGGATAGATAATAGTAGTGTCAGAAGACACTTCATTTAAAAGGCAGGAAACTAACGCCCCAACGTCAGTTTCGTCGTAAATCATTTTTATAACTGCTACGTTGGCCCGAACACTATCGCTACTCATAGTATTTCCCGGTTTATAAAGTATATAAGCTGTTCCGTTACTATCAAAATTAACCGCAGCCGTTGTCATTGCATTGTAGGTAGAAATTAAAGAAGTGCTTAAAGTATCGCCATTTTGTTTTGTTTCCACAAGTTTGACAACCTTGGTTTTAAGGTTTGAAATACTTCCACTTCCAACAGTCATTTCATAAAAACTAACATATACTCCCGCTGATGTGTTGATCCCAATGCCCCAAAGTTTTGTGCTGGTCAAGTTATACCATGCAATTTGAGGAAAACTTTGTAGCCCCCCATTAGGGTGCCCACCAACACCTATAGGCCCAAGAGCATACCCTACTTGAGTGGGTGTAGTGCCACTCACAGTAAATAGGTAAATGTCTTGCTCTCCATCAGATCCGCCAACCTTGCGGGTATTAACAATATGTTGACTTGAATTTTGATGCCAAAAAATGCTTTTGGGATATAAGCCCTGCCAATCATATTTTGTACCAGATGAAACTTGTATGTCTAACCAACTTCCCCCAGAGGCGGTGTTGTTTCCTGCGTTAAGAGTAACTGCTTTTACAGAAAGCTCCCCAGTGGCATTGTTGCTTTGGTTATTATAATGACCCCCATGCAAGATCATAAGATGGGAGCCATCGTCTGCAACAGAAAAAGCTGGAGTTTCTATAGAGTTGCCATTATCCTCATAACAAAAGCCGCGCTGAACACCTGATCCAGCATTTCCGAGATTAGTTGTATGCGTCCACGCTACGGTGTTGTTGCTGGCGTTTAACGTACCTATTGCAACTGCGATACCGCCATAACTACCACCACTTTCCCAGCCACCATAATCATAAACAGCAATAAACCTGTCTATGTTGGCGTTGTACTTTACGTTACAGTTATTCATTGGTCCTGAAGAGTTAAACGCAGTGGGTGTGCCGTGGGTCATTGTTCCATCTGCTGCAACAGCAGAAACCACATACCTTGCATTCGCAGCATTTGTTCCAATACGGTATTTGTAAATTGTTACGTGTCTGCGGTCTGCAACAGTACCTGAATCTTTATACGCTGTCGAACCAGCATGACCATCATATTGAGCGCCATATGCACCGCTAAGTTTGGCGTTAAAGGTGCTGACTACAACGTCATTGTCTGCAAGTGGATAACTACCCGTTTGATCTACCGTTCCATCACTGTTCAAAAACACTGCCGCTCTAGCGTCAACGGTAGCATTCGTGACATATGATTGCCGACTGTCTGATCCAGAAACAGTAGCCCAAGACGCATCTGTTCCATCGGATTGAAGCAGTGTATTTGCACCGCCGATAGCCAGAGGCGTAGACACACCAGAGCTATTGCCAACATCAATAGAACCTCGCGTCAGGGCGCGTGTAACGGTGCCTGTAGCAGTTACAGAACCACCAACGGTGGCATTCCCTGTAGCAGTCAAATTGCGGATCGCGGTAACGTCCTTATTACCGTCAGCAGTAAGAACTTTATTGGCTTCTGTAGTGCCGTTGGCTGACGCCTTATCCGTCAGGTTGAGGTCCGCGATAGACGCATCAATACCTGAAATAATTCCAGAGCCTTTGCTGCCGATATATCCTGCCATCTTATAATCTCCTAAGTAGGCTTAGTGGGCCATGTGACGCTGTTTGGAAACCCAGACTGTGCGGGTACATCACGCAACCCCTGTCTGTACGTTGTCCACGCGCTTGCCATTGTTACGTCAGAATTAGCCATCCAATCGCATTCCGCTAGTCTGCTGTCTCGGTCTTCGCGCACAGACGCCGCTGCGCGAGTATCTGCCCCCGCAGCCCATGCCGCCTCTTCTGCATCCCGTGCAGTTTCTTCATCAGCAGTAAACTGCACCATGTTGCCATTAACGTTGTGGTATCGTGGCATTTTATGCTCCTATGAGTTTACTAGACCGTACATGGTGATTGTTCCTGACGTTATATTTCCACTATTAAATAAAAACTGAACTGCATTAACAACTGTAGCAACTTTCGTTCCACCACCACTGGCCGACTGCGCAAGGTAACCCGTGTATTGTGTATTAAGACCAGTTCCACCTGCATAAGTTCGTGCATTTATTTGAGGGCTGTTTATTTTAACATCAATCGAACCTCCCTCTGTTGCGGCAACATTGCCAAAATTAAAATACATTAAAGGTAGTAAATTTGCATCTCCAGCAGAAAAACCCGGACTTGCTCCAATGATATAATAACTATCACTTGCAGATAAGTAATTAGAACCACCGTCAACAGACATTCTTAAGCCAAATACTACTTCATCTGTTACAGGAACAATATTGCCGCACGTAAACAAGTAACTGTCATATTTACTTGAATCAAAACCTGTAAAATTAGCAGTTGCTGCGTTGCTTACATCAATAGAAGAAATAAACACTAACCCTCCGCCAATCTTAGTACCCATATAGGTAGCAAGCCTAGACATGGTAGCTTTACGATTGGTGCCACCCGCACCATCATCAACAACCATTAAG